AGTTCCTCACGCACGTCCGCGATGTGTTGCGCCTAGCCTACAAGTGCTTCCAGCGGTTTGGCCCCGATCAAGTGTTCTTCCGCGTTACGGGTGTTTCTGATCCTCAGCGTTATAGCAAGGGCGACCCGAATGAAAACTTTGACATTATTATTAACTATGATGTCATGCAAAATGATCCCGATAACATTGAAGCACAGATTACGCAGTTTTCTACGCTACTTCAGCTTGACCGGAATGGCCGCATGGACGTGGACATGCTTCTCGAATTGGCCGCGAGTGCCATCAATCCGGTTGTTGCTGACTCCATTCTCCGTCCTGCTGGGCAAGCGGCAGACCAAATCACGAAGCAAGTTACGGACGACCTGTCCAAGATCTACGCAGGCATCGAAGTTGGTGCGCGTCCGAACGGTGCGCAAATCGCGATGCAGGTGATCCAGTCTTACGTCCAGCAGCCTGACGTTAGCCAGCGTCTACAGAGCGATCAGGCGTTCCAAGCTCGTTTCCAGAAGTACGCTCAGCAGTACCAGTTCCAGATGACGCAGCAGCAGAACGCCCAGATTGGCCGTATCGGTACGGCTCCCGCTGCAATGGGAGACACCAATACGCAGACCATGCAGCAGACTCCTAGTTACTAATGCAAAAGCCAGATAACCTAGATAGCCTTATCCATATTGACGCATACGTTGAGTTCCTTGATGGAATCTACGCCTTGCGCGAATCGTTGATTCAGCAGCTTCACGACGTATCCTCCGACCGCATCCAGCAGATTAGCGGTCGAATCCTGCAATGCGACGATATCCTCCAAATGGGTGGATATGATCGTATTGTTTCTCGTAGAGGATGACGTAGCCCCTTTTTCTTAAAGGGGCCGTTGTTCGCTGTGTCGCTCTGAAAACCGCGACAGACGAAACGTGAAATAAAAGAAACCCCTAAAAGAAAGGGGGAGTGTGAGGGGGATTTTTTCGTCGTGTCAAGCCTATTCGACATGGCACCTAATTTTCTCTGTTAGCTCAAAAGCGGGTCTTTTCTAAAGCATGGTATATTCCCGCTATCGCCAACGCGAGGCGTTAAAACGCGGAAAACCAACAATGTCTGATGAAGCTACGTCCGTCGCCGGGGACGCTAAACAGTCGGTGGTCTCAGAAAAGTCTAATCTGACAGCGAGCCAATACGCGGTTCGCCGTCTCGGTGAGTTGAAGGTTAAGCCTGACGGGGCTTTGAATCCCGCCAGTCGCCCAGCCGAACAGCCCACCAGCCAATCCGCGCCAGCGGAAGAGGAACAGCAAGAGCAGGCGAGCAACGACCAAGCTCAGGCTGAACCGAATCCGACGGGCAAGGACGTTCCTTCACAAGTTGAACTCTCGGAACTTTCCGATGAGGACATCCAAGAACTCGCTCAGAAAGGCAAGTCTGGCCTGCTCAAGCGCATTGCGGAACTTACAGCTAAGCGAAAACTAGCCGAGGAGAAAGCAGCGCAGTTGGAAGCCTACATGGCCCAACAGCAGAATAACAAGCCCCTTGAGCCGAAGGTCGAGAATAATCCCTACGCCAGCATCTCCTCTATTGAGGATCTTGGGAAGAAAGTCCAAGAGGTAGCTGATGTTGTTGAGTGGGCAGAAGATATTCTGGATCGCGCTGAACACCTCGGCTTTGAAGATATTGCCGCAACGGTGGATGGGCGCGAACTGACTAAGGCTCAGGTAAAGGAGACTCTCCGCAATGCCCGCAAGGCACGCGACAAGTTTCTCCCAGCGCAGAAAAAAGACATTGAAGCTGGCATCCAGCGCAAAGGTCTTCGTTCTGCTTTCGAGCAACAGGCGGTCAAAGAGCTTGAGTGGCTTGCCACCCAAGAAGACAATGACATGAAACGCCAGTTCTTTGCGATGCTTAATGATCCGCGCCTCAAGGGCATGGAAGAAGCATTGCCGGATGTTGCTCCTCAGTTGCCCTACATCTTGGCCCATGCTGCCAATTCGATGTTTGCGCGAAAAACAATTCCGATGGACAGCAAGCCCTCTCCCAAGTTGACGCCTCCCGGCTCCCCTTCCGCTACAGCGGCTGCGGGTGATCGGACGCCTTCTTCGGGTGAGCGCAATATGAAGGAAGTGTCTAAGCGGTTGGCGGACTCAGGTAGCGTAAGCGACTTCATCGCCCTTCGTGCAGCACAACTCTCTAAACGCAAGTAAACTACTACTACAATGGCTTTTGCAAATACTTACGATACGACCAATCCGGGTTCCGCGGTTTCCAATCGCGAAGACCTTCTCGATGTCCTGACGATCCTCGCCCCCGAGGAGACTCCGGTTCTCTCTTCCGCTGCTAAGTCCAAGGCGTCCGCTACCTTCGTGGAGTGGACCGTTGACAGCCTCTCGTCTCCCGTGACCACGGGCGTTGCCGAGGGTAGCGATGTCACCGTCTTCACGGACAAGTTCGCTAACCGCGCTCGTCTGGGTAACTACATCCAGAAGTTCCGCCGCGACTTCATGGTGAGCGACCTCCAGAACGCTGTTGATAGCGTTGGTCCTGCCAAGATCGCTCAGGCGGAGGCCAAGGCTGTCCGCGAGATCAAGCGCGACATCGAGGCCACCCTGTGCTCCAACAACGACCGCACGGTTGAAGATGGTGCTGGCACGCCCTACGGCCTGCGCGGCCTCGGCGACTGGATTGACTCGGCTGGTCCGTCGGACGTTCCTGCTACCTACCGCACCCCGGCTGGCTCCATCCATGGTTCCGGCACGTTCAATGAGACGGTGTTCAACAACCTCATCACCTCGATCTACCGCGTTACGGGTACGTCGAATGGTCTGACGCTGGTTGCTGACACGGCCCTCCGCCGCGTCATCAGCGACTTCGCCCGTACCTCGGGTGCCTCGGACTACTCGGTTCGCCGTGTGGCTTACGAGGGTGGCGAGGCCACGATCAAGCTGTCGGTTGAACTCTATGAGTCCGACCATGGCATCGTGTCCATCGTTAACATGAACCCGGACTGCGCGCCGGATACCACGAACAAGGACACGGGTTACCTCGTGAATCCGGAGTTCTACGGTGTTGCGGAGCTTATTCCGCTCGGCTCGACCCGTCTGCCGAATCTCGGCGGTGGCGAGCGCGGTTATGTTGATTGCGCCCTCACCCTGTTGGTTCAGCATCCGGGTGCGCATGGTAAGATCACCGTGCTCAGCTAACATTAACTAGGAGTCTACTCACATGGCTAAACTTACGATTAACGAAGCAGCGGCGGGCTTCACGCACAAGGTTGCGTTCGATTACGTCGATCTCCAGCGCACGGGGTTCCTTAGCACCATCGGTGCGGCGAACCAGTTCAAGGCTGGCAAGCTCGGGGCTGGTGGCATCATTGATACGGCTGTTTTCTATCAGATCGTTGATCCGGCTGGCGCGTCCAACCTGACCATCGACTTCGGCGTTACGGGTGCTGACCCGGACGAACTGATTGACAATGGCGACGTTGATGCGATGACGCAGGTCATCTGGAACACGGGCGATGCCTTCGTTGGCACCGACTCGGGTACGCACACGACCTCCAATGTTGTGAACGGCTACGCCAATAACACGGCGTCGGCGGTTGACCTGTTGGTTGAGTTCAACGGCACGGTGTCTAGCCTCACGGCTGGTAGCTGGGTGCTGGCTTGGCGTCAGATGGAAGTCCCCACCTCGTAAAGACTTCTTGTGTTAGAATAAGCCACCCTCTTAACTGGGGGTGGCTTTTTTATGCATATCAAAGTAGCTTCACCCGAAATTACACGGGAAGAAATCGACAACGAGCTTCGTAAAGAAATCATCCGCAGCCTAGATTTTGAGAAGGCTACGGAGGCGGAGCGTGTTAATGTAGCTAAGGCGCAGGCTTCTCTAATGAAGGGCCACAAGGCCATTCCCGGTTTGGGTAAGTGTGTGGGCGTTATGCCTGCCCGCGAGTACTTCCGGCTGGTGAAGAAGTACGGCCATGAGACGGTGCATAGCCGCGAGTTCATGTCCTATTTCAACAAGAAGATGCCAGAGCTTTCGCCCAATAAAGCGTAATGACCAACCGCACCTACACCGACCTGTTCGACCTGATCGAGTCCCTTGCGGGAGTTGATGAATTTGCGCCTACAGAATCCACAAAGATTCTGGCGATGGCTAACAGGCGGCTGCGGCAAGCCTATGACTCTTGCGATGTCTGGCCGCGCTATATGCGGTTGGATGCTCGCCCTGCCCCTAATGGCATTGTGCCGTACAGCTACGATTCTGCTAACGGCAGCCGCATGGCTTCTTCTGCTACGCGCAGCGGGACCACCGTTACCTTCGTTACGGGCGGTGTGGACTTCGATGTTGTAGTGGGACAAAATGTCACAGTGTCTGGGCTAAGTGGTAGCACTAACCCAAACGGCACATATTCAATTACTTCTGTTGATGGGCAGACCGTAACCTACGAACTGCCTTCTGGTACGGGCACCGAAACCTACACAGGCACGGGACTACTCACCCCCGTTACGATGCCTGACGTAGAAATCTTTATGCGCCTGCATGACCGCAACCCCGTGCAGGGTGTTGGCGGCTGGGAATACGACTTTTTTGTTGATAGCAACGGAGCCAACATCGTTGGCAACTATCCTGAGCTTGATGGCTTTTTTGTTACTTATAAAGCTATTTGGGATGGTCCTTATACGACGGCATCTGCTACCATTCCTCAAGAGTGGTTTTATTACGTCGGGCACGCCACCTATGCAGATTTCCTTCGGATGGACGGTCAAGTGGACAAGGCAATGGCTGAAGAGGCTGTTGCGCAGATGTACCTCGACACCGAACTTACTAAGGCCAGCCAGCAGCGTAATATGAACAACCTGTTCCGCCGCATTTCTACCTACACCTCACGCCAGTTCCGCTAAACATGAATAACTCACTCGTAGTCAATCTCTACCCCCAGCCGACTGGCGAAGCCGATCAGCGCCTCACGGTTAGCACCGCAGTCGTTTCGCTTGATGCGAATTGGACCTCTTCCAAGACCAAGTACATTTTGGTCGATGTGCAGACGAACGACGTGATGGTGACGTTTGACGGTAGCAATCCGTCGTCTACGAACGGCCATCTGTTCAAGGCTGGCGTGCAGCCCTTCCTTTGGAACAAGGAAACGGCCCGATTGGCTAAGTTCATCCGCGCAGGCGGAAGTGATGCCGCTGTACAGGCAACCCCCTTCTCCGTCTAAGCCATGCCTAACGCACGCATCGTCAATACCCCGTCGCAGGCTATTCCGCAGAATGGCACGACGCACAAGCAGCGCACGGTTAGCTCATCGGCTGTAGCTTTCCTTGATTGGACGTTGGCTACCGATACGGAACATCTTCTGGTACAGGTGACGGGAGCGGATATTCGTGTTACCTTCGACGGAACCACCGATCCTACGGCCACCAAGGGCTTCCGTATGCCAGCCAATAGCTCGGCCTACTGGACGCGCACTATGGCCCTTAAAGCCCGCGCAATCCGCGAAGCTTCTACTGATGCTGTAATTGAGGCGCAGGAACTCAACTACCTCTAATAATGGACATCTTCAAGACGCTGTTGTTGGACACTCCCGTGTCGACGGCAATTAGTGGCACAATATCCGTCAATCAAGGTGGCACCGGAGCTACTACTGCCGCCGATGCGCGAGTTAATTTGCTGCCCTCTTATACGGGTAATGCAAATAAGGTGCTAAGCCTTAACTCTGGGGCAACGGATGTCGAGTGGACTACGAACGGTGCTGGCACCGTAACGAGTGTTGATCTCACGGCTGGTACGGGAATTACCGTTTCGGGTGGCCCGATTACGTCTAGCGGTAGCATTACGGTAACCAATTCTGCACCTGACCAGACGGTGGTGCTTACGGCGGGAACAGGTATATCGACTTCTGGGACTTATCCCAACTTCACGATTACCAACTCCGCGCCGGATCAGACGGTGGTTCTAACGCAGGGCGGCACCACCACCATCACGGGAACCTACCCCAACTTTACGATTTCGTCTGCCGATCAATACACGGGCACCGTTACAAGTGTTGACGTATCTGGTGGAACTACGGGCCTAACCACCTCGGGCGGTCCTGTCACCGGAAGCGGTACGATTACCCTAGCTGGTACGTTGGCTGTAGCTAATGGCGGCACGGGCCTAACCTCTGGCACCTCTGGCGGTGTCTTGGCCTTTACGGCAAGCGGCACCTTAGCCTCGTCCAGCGCATTGGAGTCCAATGCCATTGTTGTTGGCGGTGGTGCTGGAGCCGCGCCATCCACCATCACTACGGGTACTGGCGTTGTAACGGCTCTAGGGGTCAATACAGGCACCGCTGGCGCGTTTGTGGTCGATGGTGGTGCCTTGGGTACGCCTAGCTCGGGAACGGTTACTAATCTTACGGGAACGGCCTCTATCAACATCAATGGCACCGTCGGAGCAACCACGGCTGCGGCTGGTAAGTTCACGACGCTGGATGCCTCTGGCAACGTAGGCTTTGATGGCGGCACGTTTACTTTTAATGACGCCGGAGCCGATAAGGACTTCCGTATTGAGGGGGACACAAAGGCTAACTTGTTCTTCTCGGATGCCTCGGTTGATCGCATTGGCATCAACGAGGGAACCCCTCTTGCCCGCCTAGACCTTAATGGCAACTATGCTGGCAATATTACGGCGGTAGCCGCGCTAGACATCGACTGTTCAACGGCCAACTACTTCACTAAGACCATTGCAGGTAACTCTACGTTCACCTTTAGCAATCCTCCGTCTAGTCGTTCATTCGCGTTCGCTCTTGAACTCACGCATACTTCTGGTGCCATCACTTGGCCCGCCGCTGTAAAGTGGCCCAAGGACACGGCTCCCACCCTAACCACGGGCAAAACCCACATCTTTATTTTTGTCACCGACGATGGCGGCACACGCTGGCGCGGTGCTGCTCTTGTTGACTACGTTAACTAATACTATGGATCCTAACGTTATCAAACTTGCGATGGGTGCTGCTGGTGCTGGTGGAGTAGACTTTCAGCTTTGGACATGGGGATATAATGCCAACGGCCAACTAGGACAAAATAATTTAACTTATTATTCATCCCCTAGACAGGTTGGTTCTTTAACCGATTGGAGCAAAATTAGCGGAGGATTCCAACATTGTTTAGCTGTCAAAACAAATGGAGGTTTATGGGCTTGGGGAGGTAATTCATTTGGACAACATGGAACTGGAAACACAACAGGGCGATCATCTCCAGTTCAAGTTGGAGCATTAACTGACTGGCTTTCTGCATCTGCTGGATATAGACATTCAGCAGCCGTAAAGACCGATGGAACGCTTTGGGCATGGGGCGACAATAGCTTCGGTCAACTTGGTGATGGAACAACGGTTAACAAATCATCTCCTGTTCAGGTTGGGGCTTTAACTACTTGGGCTAAAGTAAGCGCAGGAGGCTCGTCTTCTTCTGGATTTACCTTAGCAATTAAAACCGATGGAACACTTTGGGCGTTTGGCAGAAATAATTTTGGACAGCTTGGAACCGGAAATACAACTTCTTACTCGTCTCCAATACAAATTGGAGCTTTAACTACATGGTCATCAATATCTGCCCATGTTTACAATTCCCACGCAATTAAAACAGATGGAACTCTGTGGGGATGGGGGCAGAATAGTTCTGGGGATTTGGGAGTTGGCGACCAAACTTCTTATTCTTCTCCTAAACAAGTTGGCGCACTTACAAATTGGAGATCGGTTTCAAAAGATGTTACTAATGGAGCCTCAATACTTGCTGTTAAAAC